ATGACGCCGCCCGCGCAGTGCGGGCATGGGTAAGTAGGGACGTAAAAAAGCCGCCTTGCGGCGGCTCGGGGTGGCGAGTAGATCAGACGATCGAGGCCATCGGGTTATTGTAAAGCGGTACTAAATACCCTAGACCGTGGCGTATATCGCGCCATGCAGTATCGCACCATCCGTTTAAATAGTTTTCCCGTGCTAAGGTGTTAGCTACTACCTTTGCACCTTTGCCTGTCAGGCGCACGGCGGGCCCGTATTGGGTGGAAATTTGTTCGACCTTAAGATTAGGCCAGACCTTATTAATTTGTTCGACTTGCATGGTGGTGGTTTCCTATAGGGGTTTATAAACGGGCCCGGTTTCCCGGGCCCTTGTTTTTACTCTGCTGATTCCTTGAAGTCCGGGTCAAGTTCAATGATCAAGTCAACGATACCCGATGCGGTAGCATCCTGCTGCATTATGCGGGCCTGCTCTAACGCTTTAGAAAGGGTCTTGACCAGCGCTTTAGTATCGGTAGTTTTAACGGACCCCGATACTTTCGTTTTTCCCGTTGTGGCACTAGGGACCGCCAGTTCCGGTTGTTGAAATGTGCGCGGTGTCCATTCGACACCATGATAAAAAGCCCGGGCCGCGCCAGTCGCATAATTTGAGGCCGTGGATTTTAGAATTGCGCCAGTTGCTACAAAATCGGCAAATCCTTCGCGTACCATTGTCCCGATAACCTTCGCTCCCTTCGCATCCTTCGTGAGCCCGCTGATACGCTGCGCGTCAATGAACTGATTAAAGATGATAGCAACTTGCTGGCTTGCTTTGATAGTGGCTTGATCGCCTTTTTCCAGTGCGAGGATGACGGGTTTAGCATTAAACATTGACTTGACCATGAGAGTAACTCCATGTCGGCAGTGCGTTCGATACAAACACTTAAACCACCGACACCCATAATGTAACTCAAACCCTATACATTGTCAAGTCAACTAATGGTTAGATTGTCCAGCCAGCGCCGACCCACCCGCACCCGGGGAGCCCGCCTATGTGTCGGAGTCCCACGCGCATTTACTCTGAGCGTCGCTCCCACGCAAACCAAGCCGCGACGCACCTATACACAATCAAGCACCTTAAAAATTCTGCAAACCAAGCCGCGACGCACCTATACACAATCAAGCCCCGGTCCCCGGAAACACACCCCCCATCAAAATAAAACACATACCAAAAATTTTTATGTAATAATTTCATATCGCCTTATGGCTGCGGATAGAACAATGCAAGTACCTGATATCGACACCGATATTCCCTATGCGGGTTACCCACCTACGTTTGAAGACCTTCAAGCACGTATAAATGCTGCGTTCAACAGTCTTGCGGAGATTGCCGATGACATCGAGGTTACTGACGACGACATTGCCACAGCGCACTCCATCTTCACGGGCACTCAGCAACCCACGGCGACAATCCTTTCGTCCCCCGGCACGGTTGTTCACATCAAAGCAATCTTGGACGAATACGACAAAGTGGTTGTGCAGTCAGCCGTCCAACTGCGTACCTACGTCACAAACAAGCTAATTGTCGATTCGACAAACGCAGACCCCCGCATTCGGATCAAGTGCTACGAACTGCTTGGCAAGATATCTGATGTGGGGCTGTTCACCGATAAGACAGAGATAACCATGCGGCACAGGCCGACGGAGGAGCTAGAGCAACTTCTGCGAGAACGCCTGATGAAAACTTTTGATGCGGATGACTTTGGTGTAGTAACCCCCCAGACGCTACTCAATGACTGAGGCCGAAGAAGTCAAGCGCCTGCTTGGCAATATCAAGAACATGTCGCACGAAGACATGGCGGCAACCCTATCCCTGCTGGATGAGTTGGAAGAGCGCAAGCGCACGCATCTGGCGCGGACAGACTTCTTGGCGTTTATTGCAGCCGTAGATGGGGCGTACAAGTTTGGCGTTCACTTAAAGCGGTTGGGTGCGTTGCTTATGCAGGTTGAGGCTGGGTCCAAGGATCGTATTGCCGTCAGTATGGCACCCCGGTTTGGCAAGAGCCAAATGATTTCTATCTATTACCCTGCGTGGTATCTTGGGAAGCACCCGGACCATAAACTGATTGTGGCCTCCCATACGGGTGACCTAGCTGTAGATATGGCGCGTAAGGTGCGGAACTTAATGCAGACACTGGAGTACAAGCAGATGTTTCCCGGGGTGGCTATTGCTGCCGATGCTAAAGCCGCAGGCAAGTGGAATACAACCAAGGGGGGCGAGGTGTACGCAGCAGGTGTGGGCGGTGCCCTTGCTGGCCGGGGTGCCCACCTGATTGTGCTGGACGATCCCATTTCCGAGCAGGATATCAAGTCGGGGAATACGACAAGTCTTGACGGGGTGTATGAGTGGTTCCGTGCTGGTTTACGAACTCGTCTGATGCCCGGGGGCAAGATATGTATTCTGCACACCCGCTGGCACCAGCGTGATCTTATTGGCCGTTTGCTGAAAGATGGCACCCTGAACGAAGACGGCGACCAGTACGAGATGTTCGAGTTCCCCGCAATTATTGAGACCCCCAACCCTGTTGCGGAAACGCAACACGAAGAGTTTGACGTAGACGCGCCCTTGATGTTGCAGAAATCGCTGTGGCCCGAGCAGTGGAGTTTGGAATCCCTTTTGCGGACTAAGGCGAGTATGCCTGCGTGGCAGTGGAACGCACAGTATCAGCAGAACCCCACAGCACAGGAAGCTGCGATTATCAAGCGGGATAATATTATGTGGTGGCCGAAAGAAGACCCGCCAAAGGTGGACTTTATTGTGCAGTCTTACGATACCGCGTTGACCACCAAGGAGCGGTCAGATTACTCGGTGTGCCAGACATGGGGTGTGTGGAAGAATGAGGAGGGGGTTGATAACGTCATCCTGCTTAACCGGATTAGGGGCAAGTGGGAGTTCCCCGAGCTAAAGAAGATGGCCTTGCAGCAGACAAAGGACTGGGAGCCAGACAGCGTGATTGTGGAAGCTAAGGCCAGCGGACAGCCACTGATTGATGAGATGCGTCGCTCAGGGTTGTTTGTGCAGGACTACAGCCCGGGTAAAGGGCAGGACAAGATAGCCCGTATGAACTCCGTGAGTGATATGTTTATGACGGGGCAAGTATGGTTCCCAGAGACAGGGTGGGCGACGGAGGTGGTTGAGGAAGTGCTGGCGTTCCCAAGCGGCGAGCATGACGACGATGTGGACGCCCTGACCCTTGCCTTGATACGGATTCGCAAAGGGGGTTTGTTGCGGCTACGCAACGATCACGACGACTCACCCCAGTATTCCACGGGGCGCAAAGCAGCGTATTACTAAGGAGTCCCTATGGCTACACAGAAACACACCGGGGCAAACGAATTGGTTGACCGATTGGCGTCCCAAGTTGGCGGGCGGGAGTTAGCCATTAGTTTGCTACGCAAGCGTGGGCAGATGGCGCAGGATTCGGAAACTCTGACTGATGCAGGGCAAGCGCGTAACGCTATGACTGCGGAGAGTCGGGCCAAGGATCGTGCGGCTAAGCTGTCTGGTAAACCCGTGAGCCAATACAATTACAGCGTAAAAACTAACCGTGCGACGTTGAAACGCCGCTAAAGGACACTTATGGCTACAAATATCGACAAAGCGCTTAACCAAGCTCCACTAGGGCTGGATGCCATCCTGCCAGATCAGTTTGACCAAGGAGAGGCTGCGCTGGAGATAGAGATTGTTGACCCAGAGATGGTCACGCTATCGGATGGTAGTGTGGAGGTTACCCTGCTCCCAGATGCGGAACTTGGTGGAGGGTTTGGTGATAACTTAGCTGAGGACATGGACCCGAGTGACCTGACGAGTCTGTCGTCAGAGCTTCTTGCCCTAGTGGATGCGGATATCTCCGCCCGTAAAGAATGGGTAGAAGCGTATGTCAAGGGACTAGAAGTCCTTGGGATGAAGTACGACGAGCGTACTGAGCCTTGGTCTGGAGCCTGTGGTGTTTACAGCACCGTGTTGACTGAAGCTGCCATTCGGTTCCAAGCGGAAATGGTTACAGAGACGTTCCCGGCTCAGGGTCCGGTGAAAACGCAGATTGTTGGGGCTATTGACAAGCTGAAAGAAGAAGCCGCCGCCCGTGTCCAAGAGGATATGAACTACCAGATTCTGGAGAAGATGCCTGAGTACCGCCCGGAGCATGAGCGGTTGCTGTTCAACCTTGGGTTATCTGGCGCTGCCTTTAAAAAGGTGTACTTTGATCCTAGCTTGGGGAGACAAGTAGCTATCTTTATCCCGGCAGAGGAAATTATTATTCCTTACGGGGCATCTAGCGCCCAGACTTCTGAACGTGTTACCCATGTAATGCGTAAAACGGAGAACGAAATCCGTAAATTGCAGGTTGCCAACTTCTACAGAGATGTAGACTTGGGTGACCCAGTGCATATCTCTACCGATGTGGAGAAAAAGAAAGCCGAAGAGCAAGGCTACAGCGTCACGGATGACGATAGGTTCCAGCTTATGGAGATTCACGTAGATTGGGACATGCCCGGATATGAGAATGAGGACGGAATTGCTCTTCCTTATGTCGTTACCATCGAACGAGGCACTACTGAAGTCCTTGCGATCCGTAGAAACTGGGTAGAAGAAGACGAAAAATACATCCGTCGGCAGCATTTTGTCCAATATACGTACATTCCCGGCTTTGGGCCTTACGGATTTGGCCTGATTAACCTAATTGGTGGCTACGCTAGGGCAGGAACGTCCCTTATTCGTCAATTGGTGGACGCAGGCACCCTATCTAACCTCCCCGGGGGCTTAAAAACCAAAGGGCTGCGGATTAAAGGGGACGATACACCCATTGCTCCGGGTGAATTCCGAGATGTTGACGTTGCCTCTGGGACTGTACGTGACAACATCATGGCCCTTCCGTATAAAGAGCCAAGTCAAACCCTACTGGCGCTATTAAATCAGATTACTGACGAAGCCCGTCGGCTAGGTTCCATTTCTGATATGAATATCAGCGACATGAGCGCAAATGCGCCTGTTGGAACTACCCTTGCGCTGTTAGAACGCACCCTAAAGACCATGAGTGCCGTCCAAGCGCGGGTTCATGCGTCCATGAAGCAGGAGTTTAAACTTCTGGCGGCAATTATTCGGGATAACGCCCCGGATGAGTACGAGTATGACCCAACTGGGGCAGATCGGAAGGCTAAACAGTCCGATTACGACATGGTGGAGGTTATTCCAGTCAGTGATCCCAACAGTTCCACAATGGCGCAGCGGATTATGCAGTACCAAGCTGCTATTCAATTGGCCCAAGGTGCCCCACAAATCTACGACTTGCCACAGTTGCACCGTCAAATGCTGGAGGTTCTGGGGATTAAGAACGCAGAGAAACTTGTTCCCATTGAGGATGACATGATGCCTCGTGACCCAGTTTCGGAGAACATGGCCTTCCTAACGGGTAAACCGACCAAAGCATTTATGGTTCAGGACCATGATGCCCACATTGCTATACACATGGCAATGATGCAAGACCCGCTGTTGATGGCGCAGATTGGTCAAAGTCCACAAGCAGCCAAGATGCAGGCCGCAATCATGGCCCACGTATCTGAGCATTTGGCGTTCTCCTACCGGAAGAAAGTCGAAGAGCAGCTTGGCGTACCAATGCCACCGCCAAACGAAGACCTCCCTCCAGAAGTTGAAGTTCAGTTGTCCAAGATCGTGGCGCAAGCGGCAGCACAGGTTCTGGCGCAGAGTAAAGGGCAGGCCCAGCAGCAACAGGCCCAACAGGCAGCACAAGACCCATTGGTTCAGATTCAGCAAGCTGAGTTGCAGATTAAAACTCAGGAAGCCCAGACTAAGGCCAAGAAGGTTGACGGTGAACTGGCTATCAAACAGGCAGAACTACAGCTTAAGCAAGATGAGTTGGCAATGAAGGGCGGGGAAACCCCGCAAATGATCGCTGCCCGTCACGCGCAGGAGATGCAAGCTCAACAGGCTCAAATGCAAATGATGCAGCAGAAACACGCTCAGGAGCTACAGCAGGGCCAGCAGCAACACGCGCAGGGCATGGCGCACGGTGGGCAGGTACACCAACAGAAACTGGCACATCAGCAACAACAGGCCCATCTAAAAATGTTGCAGCGCAACAAACTGGTAGCCAAAGATGACTGAACTTGACCTAGTTGAGAAGAAATTTAACGAGCATGAGCAACACTACGTTACTGCGCTAACTCGCGGTAACTGTAAGGACTTTGGTGAGTACCAGAGAATTTGCGGGGTTATCCACGGTCTAAACCTTGCAAAAACCGAGTTAGAAGACCTGCGAAGAAAATTGGAGAAATCTCAAGATGACTGAACTTTTAATCGGGCAAACCTTGGAAGCAGGGGGGCCAGTATCCGTACTACCCGCTACGCCAGAAGAAAAAGCCCGACAAGTACCGGACCCAGTGACTTATCACTTGCTGTGCGCCCTACCGGAAATTGACGAAAAGTACGAGAGCGGTTTGCTTAAGGCAAATCAAACACAGCAATTTGAGGAATTACTTTCCCCAGTTTTGTTTGTGATGAAGATGGGGCCAGATGCTTTTAAAGATGAAAAGCGGTTTCCAAGCGGTGCTTCATGCGCGGTAGGGGATTTTGTATTGGTTCGGCCCAACAGCGGAACTCGGATCAAGATTCACGGCCAAGAGATGCGGATCATTAACGATGACTCCGTAGAAGCAGTTGTGCAAGACCCTCGCGGCATTAGTAGGAAGTTTTAATCATGGCTGAAATTGAAAAAACCACGTTTGAGTTTCCAGACGAAGTAGAAACAAAGAACCCCCGTGAAGGTGGGCGCGTTGTAACTCCGGAGCCTGAAGTTGAGATTATTGACGATACCCCAGAGGCAGATCGCAACCGAAAACCCATGACTGAAGCGCCGGTAGACCCTACCGATGAAGAGCTTGAGGCGTATTCCGAGAGCGCCAAAAAGAGAATCAAGCACTTTACCAAGGGCTACCACGAAGAACGCAGAGCAAAAGAATCCGCCTTGCGGGAACGCGAAGAGGCCATTCACGCTGCGCAAACCATTGCGGAAGAGAACCGAAAACTAAAGGGTTCACTCAACCAAGGCCAGCAAGCTCTTCTTGAGCAAGCCAAGAAAGTGGTTGCCAATGAACTGGAAGAGGTTAAGCGGGAATACAAAACCGCTTACGAGAATGGCGACTCTGATGCGTTGGTAGCCGCGCAGGAGAAAATGACCACGGTAAAGATGAAGGCTGAAAGAGTAAATAATTTCAAACCAGCCCCTTTACATGAAGATAAACCTGTGGTACAAACACCACAAGCTGCTCCCGCTGATCAAAAGGCTGTAGCATGGCAACGAGAAAATGACTGGTTTGGCTCAGATGATGAGATGACCAGCTTCGCACTTGGCCTACATAATAAGTTGGTTAAAACCGGAGTTGACCCTCAATCAGATGAGTATTACGATAAGGTTAATGCTCGTGTGCGGCAAGTGTTTCCAGAGAAATTCGACTCTGAGGAAACCGCTGATGCTCCTACTCAGCGCACTAATAAACAGAATGTGGTTGCACCGGCCACGCGAAGCACTGCGCCCCGAAAAGTCGTTCTTACGCAAACACAAGTGAATATCGCCAAACGGCTTGGAGTTCCTTTGGAACTGTATGCTCGTAAGGTTGCTGAAGAAATGAGGAAATGAAAATGACTGGACCCCGTACAACTCGTGATATTGAAGTTCGTTCAACGATGGAGCGCCCAAAACAATGGATGCCTCCGCAGCTTCTGCCTGATCCCAATCCGGAACCGGGCTATGCTTTTCGTTGGATTCGCACCAGTACACTCGGTAACGCTGATCCCATGAACGTTTCCTCAAAAATGCGTGAGGGTTGGGAACCGGTAAAGGCTTCAGAGCATCCTGAGATTCAGCTAATGGGCGCTAAAACTAACGTTCCAGATAGCATTGAAATCGGCGGCTTGATCCTTTGCAAAACACCTATTGAGTTTGTGGAACAACGGGATGCTTTCTATCGTCAGCAATCCGAAGGCCAAATGAACTCAGTTGACAACAACTTCATGCGCGAGAACGATCCTCGTATGCCTCTCTTTCGGGAACGGCAGACCAAAGTATCTTTCGGGCGCGGTACTTAACTAAGGAGTCCTTAAATGGCATCAGTCGCTTCTCCCTACGGGCTTAAGCCTGTAAATGAGTTGGGTGGCCTACCGTATGCAGGTAGCACCCGCTCATTTTTGTTCGATCCCGCTGGCTATAACGCCAATGTCTACACTGGTAGCTTGGTTTATGTAAAGGCCACGGGCTATGTTGAAATCGTTAGTGCCACAGGTGCTGATGCAACTACCAACGGCTTTCCTATCGGCACCGCTAATACCGGCGCTGTAGGTGTGTTTGTCGGTTGTTCGTACACCAACACCCAAGGCCAAACGGTTTTCGCTCAATACTACCCT